AATCAAAAAAAACTTGCAAAAAAGGGAGGAGCGACCGACGAATGGATTGAGGAAACAATTCATTTCACGATTTTTCCTAAAAGATTTCGATTCCCGAACGTCGAAGAAATGCCGTGTGTTTTTGTTTATTTTGATGAAGCAACTTATCCGACCGACGAACAAGATGTTTACGAAAACGAAGCAACGGCGAATCTTGTTGTTGAATATTACGCAACAGGCTTGAACGGGAATGACGAAAATCGGACTGCTGATTCAAACGCCGAGGATAGATTGAACTATTTGACGGCTCAACTTTACAAAATCTTATGTTCGGAAGCGACAAATATTTATGAAGCGACCAACAGGATTGTAAAACAATTCACGATTAAAAGTTGGAAACGGACGGCAACGCCGGAACTCGACAACACGGCGGCGACGGTTCTTGGTGCTAGGTTTGAATTTAATGTTGGTTTTGCCGAACCGACTCATTACGCTAACACGACCGAAATCAAAGAATTTTACACAAAAGCAAATATTCGGGAAGAATTTATTGACCCGTATGTTAGGCACATTGTAACAACAAAAGGAGAATAAAAAATGGCAATCACAAAAGGACTTGACGTTTCGGCTATTGCATCAGCAACAAGCGTAATTGTCAAACAAAAAAATCAACAAAATGCGGCGAACCTACGTCCCGAATTGATTGTTTGTTTGGGACAAGCCCAAACAGGAAAAACAACCAAAAACGGAGAGTTGGTTTTGGCTTCCGGCAACGCTGACGACATCGGAACAATTTATGGATTCGGTTCACCGTTGCATAGAATGGCGAAAAAGTTATTCCCAAAAGCCGGCAACGGTTCAAAGGTTGACACATACTTTATCGCCGTTCCCGAGCCAAAAACTGCCGAAGCCGAAGTTAAAACATTAAAAATCACGGCGGCAAAGAAAATTCTAAAATCTTTCAATGGTTATTTTGTTTTAAACGATTTGACCTTTGAAGCGGCGGCAGATGTAGTCGGCAAAATTGCGACGGCATTTCACAACAACCCCGCCCAAGATGTTAGAAGTACAGATTTAAACGCTTTTGAAAAAACGGCGATTCCGTTCACTTTTGCAAAAGGAATGAGCGTTGAAGAATGTGCTTCGGCTTTGAAAGAAACTTTGGACGAATATTTAGAACTTCCGTTCACGGTTGAATTATTGGGGGAAAGTTCTGCAGTTGTCGGTTTAAAATTGACGGCAAAATGGAAAGGCTCTGATTCAATTTTCAATTTTGATATTGTTGACGAGGATTTCAACGCCGTTGATTCTTCCGTTTACGGCGTAACATTCGCAATCGCAAGAGCGACAGAGTCTGCGGGCGTTGGAGTTTATAACGATGAGATTTTGGGCTTGTTGAATACTGAACTTGGTGTTACAAGGGTTATTTCTCAATTCGCAACTTCAACCGTTCTTGATTCTTTACAAGAAAAATTTGAAGCGTGGAGAAATGACGGTTTGATTGCTCAATATGTAACTTGTTATTCAGCAATTCAAGCACCCGAGTCAAGCGACGTTGCGGGAACTTGGGACGTTGCTTCGTTGATTGAAGTTGGCACGGGTCGTCGTAACGATGCAATCAATGTTCAAATTGTTGGCGATGTTGGCAATCTACGCCCGTTAGAATATCAAGAAAGAAATCGTTTATTGAAAGCCGGCTTTTCAAATATTGTTCGAAAAACTGACGGCTCATATCGTTTAATGGATTTGGCTACATTCTATCACCCGGTAGGAAAAACAAACCCATTATTCAGATTTGACCGTGATTCAACAGTTGTTGGGAATATCGCTTACGACTTTATGTCAACATTCAGAGATTCCGACGAATGGAAATCCGTTATTCTTATGGCAACTGGCGACATTACAACAAACCCAGCCGTTCGCACGTTGGCTGATATTAAAGCCGCCGTAAATACAAGAATTTCTTTATTGGGCAGAGCGGGTTTTATCGCAAACTATGTTGAAGCCCAAGAAGAAACCGAAGTTGAAATCGACCAAAGCAACCCTAACCGTGTAAATATGAATCCGAAATTCGATATTTCCGGCACGGGTAGAATCTTCGATATTGTAAACTTTATCGGTTTTAATTTCAAAGGCTAAGACGTACTAATAACGGCGTTTTTCATTTTTTATAGGAGGGCTACTTGTTTGTCGGCGTTAAACGTGTCTACACAAGGGAAAACTCACGTTTTCACCTTGTTTCGCACTCTGCCGACAAGCCGCTTTAAGCCCTCTTTATTCGTAAATAGGTATAATAACAAGCCGACGGCAATTTTAAACGCCTTAAATCGGGGCGTAGTGCTTTGATAAAATTTAATATTTTCCCAACGCACCAACTGCCGTGGCTCGTGCAAAATAAAAAAGGAGAATAAATTATGGCGAAAGTCGGTGATGCCGTTTCTCTTACAATAAACGGCATAAAATTCAAAATTCCAAAAGATACAGAGCCAAACATCATTGAGGGCGGCGACACAATCACAGAAACTCAACAATTCGGGGACGGTACGGCAGATGCGTACGTTTCAAGAAATATTGCAAGAATAACAGGGTTAAAAATTAAAGTTGACGCAACGCTTGAAAAATCATTTAAGAGCGTTAAAGCGATGACCGACATTCCTTTTGTTCTTCAATGTGTTTCAAAATCTTATGAACTTACGGGTTGTATGGTTGGCGAAACTGAAATTTCAGCAACCCGAGGAATTACAAACGAATTTGAGGTTCATTGTACAGACGGAAGTGGTATTAGAAAATCTTAGTCCGTTGGTTTTATTGCGGAATAAAAGAATGGACGAAGTGGCAAGGGTTGTTTCGACGACCCTTGTTTTTAAAAAGTAACAACCAATAGGAGGGAGAAAAATGGGACTTTTGACAAATTCAGTTTCTTTAATTGGACGTGTCGGAAAATATAAAGAATGTAAGGCGTTTGAAACGGGGGGTATGTTATGCACAATCAATATCGGCGTTAAGACGGGCGAAAAATGGAATAATCTTTTTATTGATTTTTTCAACACAAAAACAAGACCCTTAGCCGAGGAGGTTGGCGAATATGTAAAAGAGGGCGAATATTTACAAATAAAAGGTCGCCTTGTTGAAAACAAATTCACCCCAAAATATTTACAAGGTCAAGTTGACGAAAACGGAAATCCGTTGACAGTTTCACAAACAAAAATTGTCGGCTTTGATTTCAAGCGAGTTCGTTACAACGAAGAAAATGAGGAGTGGGAACTCAAAAATTAAAACGTGTAAATCGTTTTTGATTAAAGTATTACAAAAAATCTAATTAAACATAAGGAGAAAGAAAAATGAATAAATCAGAAATTCGAGTTTTAATGACCGAAGAACAAGCAAAGAATGTTCTAAACGATATTAAGAACAAGATTTGCGAAGTGGATTTGGACGACCTTTGCGGCGATAACAATATCGAACAGAAGGACGAAAAAACATCACAAATCTATAAAAAAGTTTTACAGGGGATTCGTTGTGGGCTTGTTCAATGGGACGACGAAAAAAATTGTATGGTTCAACGCTTGATTCACCCTTTGGAAGCGGGAGAAATTAAAGCGGACGAATTATATTACCAAAATAAAATTAAATTCGGCGATTCCAAAGATTTTAAAAACGACCAAAACGGCGAAGTTATGATTCAATCTTTGTCAAACATTACGGCTCGCCCAACTCAACTAATCGAACAGTTAATGGGACAAGATTTATTGATTTCTATTGGGTGTATGGGTTTTTTCGACAGATAAACAATTTCGTCGGTAGTTATTACGCTGATATTTTACTTGCATGCGGTTGGGAAACCGTAACGGGCGTTTTGAATTTATACACTCCCGAGTTGGTAGAATTTGGGCGACGATGTAAAAAAATAAACAAGGAAAATTTTCAATGGGCGTAACTAATTTTAGTATTTTTTCAAAATTTTTAGCGAAAGACGGGGTTTCACCCGTCTTTTCTAAAATGTCGAAATCTTCAAAAAAATTCGACAATAACGCAACAACGGCGTTCGCAAAAGCAAAAGCCGGAGCGACTGCCTTAACGGCTTCTTTAAAAGGCTTAGCGGCAGGACTTATCGCCGTTGCAACTGCCGTTCCCGTGAAAGGCTTCGCCGATTGGGAAAAAGGAATAAACAACGTCTATGGTTTGATGAGTCAAAACGAAATTGAAACCTACGGAAACAAAATCAAAGAATTATCGAAAAACGCTATCCGTCACGGTGTTTCAATAGAAGATGCCAATAAAGCATTATTCGATACAATTTCAGCAATGGGCGTTTCTCAACAATCGTTCGATACATACAATCAAGCTCTTGTTTTGGCGAAAGGTGGTAACGCTGATTTGTCAACTTCAATAAGTGGTTTAACGGCTGTAATCAACGCTTGGGGTGCGGCGAATACCGATGCCAAAACGGCGGCTAACGCTATGTTTACAGCTCAAAGATTTGGCGTTACAACCGTTCAAGAATTGGCGGGTTCAGTTGGACAAATTGCCCCAACTGCGAGAGCGGCGGGCGTTTCTATGGAAGAAACATTGGCAACAATGGCGGCTCTTACGCAAGGTGGTATGTCAACGGCTGATGCAACAACTGCGTTGAGAGCAACATTGACGGCGTTTATTAAACCGTCCAAAGATGCGAAAGAAACTCTTGAAGAATACGGAATCGCAAGCGACCTTGTCCAATTACGTCAACAAGGTTTAGCAACTACTTTGTCTAAATTGATAAAATTACAAAAAAACCACCCGGCGGAAATTGCCAAAGCAATTCCAAACATCAGAGCATTAAACGGGGCTTTGGCGATGAATGAAGAACGTATGCAAAATGTTGACAGGATTTTAAAACAAGTTCAAGTTGATATTAAATCGGGAACGGGTTTAAAAGAAGCGTTTAACCGTATGGCGACAGGTGATGCCGCAACAATGGCGAACACTATGGGGGCTTTAAATATTGCGATGATTCAACTTGGAGAGTTAATTTCGCCAATACTTATGCCACTTGTAAAAGGTTTCGGAGATTTGGTTTTTAATTTATCCGAAATGTTGCCGAAATTAGAACCTGTGGTTTCTTATATTGTAAATCTTAGAGATAATATGAAATCGCTCGGGGAACATCTTAAACCGTTGCTCGTGGGGCTTCCGGTTGTAACGGGCTTATTGTCGGGGCTTGCCGTATATAAAACCGTTCAATTCTTCCAGTTGATGAGAGTTCAAGCGGCGTTGTTCGGTATGGAATTAAAAACAAAACTTATTCCACAAATACTCGCTTCCGTTCCTGCTATTTGGAGTCAAACGGTCGCATTATTGGCGAACCCTCTTGTTTGGATTCCGGCGGTGATAGTTGGTGTTATTACGGCTCTTGTTCTTCTTTGGAAAAATTGGGACACAGTAACGGCAACAATAAAAAAATGGTGTAGCGTTGCAAAAACTGCTTTTGCTGAATTTTGGGCGAAATGTAAAAGCGTTTTTAGTGCAATAGGGAATTTCATTAAAGAACATTTTATTGACATTTTACTTATGGCACTTGGTCCGGTCGGTCAAATAATAAATTTGATTCGACGAATGCCCGAAGTTTTGAAAGCCTTACATATAAAAGGCGATATTTTCAAAATAAAAACGGACGACGACAACAAAAACCCTCAAAAGAACCCGTCGGTCAAAGGTAGCAAAAACGGTTCAATCGAAGTTAAAACAACGATTGACAACAAAACGGGCTACAAGGCGACAACATCAACATCGCTTCAAAGCCCAAGTAATTTAAAACTAAAACCGGCTCATTAAAAAAATAAGGAAATAAAATGTCTGTAATTGATTCTTTACAAGATATAACTTGGACTTCCCCTAAGGGGCAAGCGTTCACGCTCAAAACTCTTACGAGCGGTTATTCACAAAAGCACATCGGGGAAGTAAAAGAAAACCCGAGAACGTCTGTAACAAGTTCTTCGTCGGCTCGCTCGGGTTCGTCAACAAGTGGGAAGAAATCGAAAAAGAGTAAAACATCTTCATCACGTGGAAGTTCCCATTCGACTTCGGTTTCTACTTCGCAAGCGACGAAACGTGTCGGCGATTCAAACGATACTTTTACAGATATGGGAATCGGTGGGCGTGATGTTTCTTTGGATTGTTACTTTATCGGGAAAAATCATTACACGCAAGCCGAAGCGTTTAGAAAAGCCCTTTGTCAAGTTGGGAAATCAAAACTCCAACTTGCTTATGGTGATGCTTTTACGGTCAATGTAATTAGTTTTGAAGTAAAAAACACGTTGACCGAAAAAGTTAATTCAACCATAATAACGGTAAATTGGCACGAAACATCGGCTTCAAAATATCCCGAAGCCAAAAAGAGCAAACAAAAAGAAGTAAAAAATCAAGTTGCCGACTTGAAAGAGAGTGTCGCAACTGCCGTTGAAAATACAACAAACGCCATTGAATCGCCAACACGTTTGGCAACATTCAATTCAAAATTTCAAGGTGTTTTGAGTAAAGTTTCTTCGGCTCTCGATACGGCAAACAATGTAACATTAAATTCCATAATGTCCGATATTTTAGGACAAAATTTAATGTCTAATTCTTTCACGGTAACATCACAACTCGGGATTATTTTTTCAAAATCGGCTTCGATTGTTAGAAAACTTAAAACGGCAGGGACTTCTTATTCTCTATTAGGTTTTTCCTCGTTTTTTAATGGTTTTCAAACTTTAATCGCTAGTTTGCAAACAACAAGTTTAAGTAATTCAATAAACGAAACTCTTACGCCCGAGCAAAGGGACGAATTGATTTTAAATGATTCAATCGCTTCGTCTGTTATTGCATCAGCCGCAGAGGGTTTGTTAGATTACGATTTCAGCACAAGGGACGAAGCCGTTGAAGCCGTCAAAAATCTTGAAAATTTATGCGACGATTGGTTTGATTTTGCCGACGACATAAGTTTAAAAATAACGGATTTGAACGATGCCTATGTTCGAAGCGATGATGTTAAAGACATTGTTTCAAAGGTTGCGAATGATATTCTTGACCGTTTGTTTAAATTAAAAGTTGAACAAAAAATTATTCTGACTGAGGACACAACGCCGCTTGAATTGGCTTACAAATATTATAACGAAGATTTTCGCAACGACCCCGACGGAACATTGGAATATTTAATTCAAACGAACAAACTTGTTGACGAGGAATTTTTCTTGATTCCACGAGGACGGGAAATAAAAATATATGTATAAAGTTTTTACAAAAACAGAAAAAGACACTTGGGACGATATTTCTCGCCAAGCGTACGGAACGCCCGAAAAAGGCGGCGATATTGCAAGACTTAACAATAACATCGAATCCGGCGAAGTTTTGGTTCTTGAAGAATCCGAAACCGAAACGGACGATGTTCAAGTTGAGGGCAAAATCTATTTAAGGCACGGCGACGTTAATTATTCGGATTTCTCGGAATGCACGCTTTTTGACGGTTTAGAATCAGTAAAAGGGGCTTTGTTTATCTTCAACCAAACGGGTGGGGATTATGATTTTTCTTTCACCGATTCCGTTATGGTTGTTGACGAGCAAGGCTTATTTTTGAAAGGTCGAATTGCAAACATTCGCCCGTGTCTTTCGACTTCGGCTAATTGGATTCAAGTTGAAGTAAAATCCCACGCCGGAATTTTACTTGAAACCGATATGCCGAACCCGTTCGAATTTTCAAACAGTTCTATTCGTGGCGTTTTAGAACAAATTGCGGGATATTATAACCAAAAAATTACTTTTTCTAACGAAGCCGAATTGAACGAAGTTTTCACAAACGAAATCGGAACATCATTCACGGCTGAAAAGAACGAAAAAGTTTGGGATTTTATGAGAAGAATTTGTCGTTCTCGTGGGTTGTTAATAACCGACACGGGCGACGGGTTGTTTATCGGGCGTTATAAACCAAACACGGAAGAAAAATTGAATTTGATTGACGGTGAGTGTTTGGGTGTGAAAGAAATTCGAGCCGAGTTCATAACGGACGGTTTGGCTCGAAATTATGAAATAAATTCACAATACCCGACAACCGACACGGCAACAATTCAAATTCCGTTCCCCGTTCCAATAACAAAGAGGATTGATTCAAACGATTGTAATTCGTTAGATTTAGCAAGTGTGGGGCGACGGTTTGCATGCTCGGAGATTGGAAACCATTTTAAATTTTATGTTTTATTGAGCGAAAACCTTTATATTAAATCGGGTGATTTTGCCGTTCTTCAAAACGAAAAAATCAAAATATTTGAAGAAACTGATTTGGTGGTTGAAACCGTAGAACGTCGTCACCCCGACGAAACACTTCTTGTCTTAACGCTTCCGTGTGCTTATACCTATGAAATACCTGAAACGCTTCCGTTGTGTGATTAGTTGAACTCGGGTGAAACCATATACCAAAGCGTTATTCCGTGTAGAGGGCAGATTTTCTTCAATCGGTTGTAATAAACCCAATCTTTTTTCGATTCTAAAATTAAAATGATTGCGGGTTTTTTGCCAGTTTTTAATCCGTAATGTAAAGATTGACCGACGGCTTCTGCCCATTTTGGAGCGAAATCAAATTCAACAGCGTAATTTTTTGTTAGGCAATCGACCCGACAATGGTCGTTGAGTTCAAATTCGGCTTTACCGTGCCAACGCCCGCACCATTGATTTTGGTAAAATGATTCGGGATATTTGTGAGCGGCAAGCGACGGCAAGGTTGCGAAAAATAAAATTGTAAAAATTAAAAAAATTTTCATAAGTATATTTTACTTGAAAATTTTGAAAGTGGGGAAGGTTGTTTTCAAAAATTAAAATTTCAGAAATATTTCATAATTTACAACTGCGATTTTTCAATACAACATCAATGTCGGGACGGGCTTCTAAGCTCGTCCAATTCCACTCCGGGGGTGATGATTTTTGTCCGATTCCCGAATGTGAGGGTTTGGGCGATTGTATAGGAGGAAACCCCGCCGACGGTTTTGTTCTCGCTTGGCGTGATGATGTTACGAGAAAATCAAAGCCCGGAGAAAAAAGAATCTATGCTTTAAAAAAAGACGAGAAAACGGGCGAAGTTGTTGCGGTTGGCGAAGTTTATTTACAAAATGACGGTTCAATTTTAATTTCAGGTTCAAAAGATTTAAACATTGTTGTTCTTGGAAACGCTAAAATTTCAGCCGACACGGTCGAACTCGAAGCAACAAATATTTCGAGTTCCGGGACGTGGATTCATAACGGTAATTTTACTGCCGACCACATCGAATCGGGCGACGGTGCAAGTGGAACATTCGACAAAACGCAAGCGAACAAAGGTATTGTTACGGGAGGTTCTTAAAATGGATATTTTGTTAGAAGATAACGGCGACGGAGCAGAGGTTGTTTTACAAGGCGGCGACCTTAAAGGCGACGGTACTTTATACAACGCCGTTTATTTATCTTTGTTTAATGGTGAAAGTATCGCCAATGCTTTTGAAGATTACGAGAGCGACGACGAATTTGAAGAATCTTTGAATTTGCCAATAACGGCTCAAAATTTGAAAATCGTTCAAAACAAAGCGAATAATTGCTTAAAATGGTTGCTTGATGAGAATGTAGCCGAATCGGTGGATTGTTTCGCTTACGGTGGACTTGAAAACAAAATTGAACTCGATATTTCCATCACCGAGCCAACAGGCGACAACCAAGCGTTCGGAATTGTTTGGAATAATCAAAAAGCAGTATTGAAAACGAAGTGAGGGTTTAAAAGTGGCTAACTTTACAACAAAAACTATAAAAGAAATTTTTGATTCTTTTATGGCGAAATACAATGTTTTAAGAAATAAATATGGCGACAATTCGCCTTTGCTTAAAAAATCTTTTATAAAAACAATCGGTTATTCAATCGGGGGAGTTGCGGCTACAATTTGGCAGATGTCCGTTTGGGTTTTAAAACAAATATTCCCCCAAACTTGCGACCTTGAAGCCTTGCTTTTGTGGGGTGGGCTGATTGGAGTAAATTACAATTACGGTCAATCAACAAACTTAACAATAAAATTAAACAACGTAACGGCTTCTTATTTGGTTTCGGGTACAGTTTATAAAGATTTAAACACGGGTTTAATTTACAAAACCGTTTCCCAAGTAAACGCCGAGAACGGTCAAATAATTACAACAGTTCAATGCACGACATCGGGCGAAATCGGGAATATCCCCGTCGGAACTGTTTTGAATATCGCCAACCCTCTCGACGGGATTCCGTCAACTGCAGAAGTTGTTGAAATTAAAATCGAGGGAACGGCTGACGAAGAGGTTGAAGTTTATCGAAAACGAGTTCTTTACGGCTTCAAAAATAAAACCGAATCGGGAAGTCCGATTGATTATTATAATTGGGCGTTGGAAGTTCCGGGAATTGTTGATGCTTTTCCATACCTTTTAAAAGAGGGAATTATGACATTATTTCTTGTCGCTAACGGTTCAGGCAAAAACCGAACCCCGTCGGGCGAGGTTACTCCAAACCCATTCCCCGAATGGACGGAGGGAAATTTCAAGGAATTTGACGGTTCGGGGCAATTTTTACAAGTTGCACAATCAATCGAGGGGTCGGAAATTGGAGTTCATAATCGCCGACCGGCTATGGCTACCGTCGAATTAAAAACCCCGAATTATACGGCGTTCGATGTTGAAATAAGCGGTTTGACTGATATTTCATATAACGAAGCAATTAAAAATGCCATTGTAAATGTTTTGGACGGCAAAAAGCCGCACATCGTGGTTTTAAATTATCCCGTTTCAAAAGCAAAAATCAACCAACCCGAACTTTCGGCTTCGTGTTTGAGTATTCTCGACGGCGAAACATTCACGTCGTTTATTTTGAAAAACGATTCGGGGGTTGTAATCAACGAAGCAATTTTGGGGATTGGTTGTTTGGCTTATTTAAGAACTTTAAAAATCAATGATTCAGTATTTTATACAAGCGAGGGCGAATAATGAAATCCGTTGAAATTGCTTTTAAAAAATTGTTAGGTAAAGGGCGAGCGTTTAAAACCCCTCTCGGGTTTATGTCCGAATTTTTAGATCTGCTTGCTTCTCCATTCGCTGAATTGAAAGATTATTTTCTAAAATTGAAATATACTCATTTCCCGACAATAAATGTTGATAAAAACGACATTGTAAACGGTGAGGAGTTATTCGGGATAAAAGAAATCGAGGGAATGACACTCGAAGAACGGGCGGCAAACGTCGAATCTCAATGGAGCAGTTTCGCTGGTTGCCAAACTTTCAAACAAATTGAAACAATTTTAAGAAAAAAGGGTTATCCCGTAAAAATTATTGAAAATATTCCTCAAAATTACAACACATACGGGGCGAGGTTAATCGGTAACGGCTTTATTATTACCCAAGAGGGGAAAGACGACCCGATAAAAATATCAAATGGCAAACATACATTCATTGTTCAATCGGAATCGTTTTACAACGAAGCCGATTTTTTGAAAATTGTTGAAGCCGTGGCAAAAAATAAGCCCGGACACAATTCGGCTTATTTTATCCCAAGGTATTTAAGAAAAAAAGAAATCCACGGGAAAATGACAAAAAACGAAATGCAAGCACTTATGAAAAAGTGTTATTGCGATTGTAGAACGGTAAACGAACATTAAGCGGCTTGTCGGCAGAGGGTGGAGGATTGCGAGGAGCAATCCGAACCCGTTTAACGCCGACAAACAAGAAAAGGAGGGCGAGATGCCGAACTATACAGAAACAATAAATTTAAGAAAAACAAATATGACGACCGACGGCGACGATTTTTTTATGTTTGATAAAGATTTGGACGAAAATTGGGACAAAATCGATGCTTCTATAAAAACCATAATCAACAAGCAAAACGCAACGGGGATTCCTCCGTCAAATTGTTATAAACTAAAAATCGAAAAAACCGATATTTCTTTTTGTGCTTGGAAAAATACGGACGGCGACATTGTTTTAACAACGTCAGCAACTCCGACGGCAAGCGACAAAATATTTACTCAAAATGGCGATGTGTTTACGCAAGCCGACAATGTTGTTACTTCTTACAATTCAGAAACAAACTCAATCGTTGTAAATGAAGTTACATACACAAGAGAATCAGCAAGCGACAAACAAGCCGTAAAAAACGAGTTGAATTGGTGCGACCCACAAGATACGGTTATCGAAAATCAACTTTGTTGTACTTGGCAGGGAACAAAGTTAGTCCGTAAAAGTGGCGAATCGCCAAAGAACCAAGACGACGGCTTTTTGGTTGAGGATTTGCAAGTTAGAAACAAATACGCAAACGCTCCACTTATCGAATATTTGACGGCTAATTCAAATTATCAATATATGGTATTTCCATATTCAACAAACGGCGTTTATTGTATTTCGTCAAGAAATCAATTTGACTCGGCTTGGATTTTCGGTTTTGAAATCAACACAAACTCAAACCCTAAACAAGCCGTTAAATACTTGGAGGATAACGCAAACTTCACTCCTGCAGATATGAACTTTACGACAAACGTCTTTGATTACAATTCTTGGAAAAATTCGCCATTGTTTGACAAGTTCGCTCCCGTTATGCTTAAAAAAGACGGTACAGTTGGCGAATATTTATTACCAGACGATTACACGTTGCAAATTGACGGTGTTACTCCGTCGCATATTGCCGACGATACATACGACGGCGACGGCATGTGTCAAGTCGGTCAATTATGGGTAAGTCGTAAAAAATACGGTGGTAAATATCAATTCAGAGTTTCAAATAAGAAAATAAACAATTCTTACGAATGTATAACCCATAAACGAGCAGACGGCTCATATACTGATTTTTATTACCGTTCATTGTATGATTGTGCGTTAATTAACGGCAAAAACCGTTCAATTTCAGGTAAAGCACCGAATGTTAATACGGCAGGTAATGTTCAAATCGCTAACTCCAAAGCAAACGGAGCAGGCTACAATGTAGATGAGTTAAACTTCCGATTATTAATAAACGATTTACTTGTTTTAGTTGGTGGCTCATTAAATACGCAAGAAGTATTCGGTACGGGTCGCCATTCAGGGGGTACACAAAACGGTTATAACCAAGTTGTTTCAGGTACACTCGACAAAATGGGTATGTTTTACGGCGACAACAACAACGGAGCCGTTAAGGTATTTTATATCGAGAATTGGTGGGGCAACGTCTGGAAAATTACAAACGGGCTTTTAACAAGTGGAGGACAATTCTATTATAAGGCTTGTGAATCCACCCAAGACGGCTCAACTATTGGCGAATATCCTCAAACTTCGGTTACTGGTATGATTCCGACAGGAATAAATGTTGGAACTCAAAACCAATTATACATAAAGGAAGAGGAGTTTGTTGACGGACTTGGCTTGTTGCCAACATCAGCAACGGGAGGTTCATCGACTACACGCTTCGCCGACGGCTTATGGTCGAATAGTGGTATTGTTGGCTTCGCCCGTTTCGGGAGTTGTTCGGACGTCGGCTTTCTTGTCGGGGCGTTCGCTCTCGATGTGCACCACGTGGTTTCGTACTCGGTTTGGAATTTCGGCGTGGCTCTCTCTTACAAAAAACCTCTTTCGGGGGGATAACGGGGGAACTCCCCCGTGCTTTGTTTAAGAGCATTATAAAAAATTAGGGTTTTAGTTTGTGGCTTCGCCCGTTTCGGGAGTTGTTCGAACGACGGCTTTCTTGTCGGGGCGTTCGCTCTCAATGTGAACAACGTGGTTTCGAACTCGGATTGGAATTACGGCGTGGCTCTCACTTACTTAATAAATACAAATAAAATCTTATAATGCAGACTAAAAACCTTGCCACTTGGCAAAAATTAAGCCGACCAAGAGGTATGGGTTAGTAAGATTGCCGAAAATCCATAAGGCTTATAAGTAAGAGTTAAATTTTGCGTAGAGTGATGAGCCGTAGGCTCAAACTCGAAGTGTCGGCGAAATAGCAAGCGACAGTTTTTGCGATTAGCAAAAACAAAGCAGGCGACTTGAAGCCGTGAAGCAATAATTTAAGACAGACTTCTTGGAAAATTGAATATGAAAACACATAATCACTTAATCGAAATTGCCGTAAGTGATGAATGTATGGATATTTCTTGGAAAACTTGTGTTAAAGGTAAAACCGACCGTCCGAAAGTCAAGGAAATAATTAAATACTACGACCTTGCAAAACGCAAGTTAAGAGAAAAGATTTGGGAGGGAGGTTTTAAACCCCTTATACACAAAGCCCACATCGTGAACGACGGGTTCAAACAAAAAATAAGAAAAATTATACAACCTTATTTATCGATTCGCCGACCCGAACAATGGATTCAACACATTGTAATTTACGTCTTAAAACCAATATTTATGCGAGGAATGTATAAATATTCTTGTGGGTCAGTTCCCGAACGTGGGGTGCATTACGGTAAAAAATATATCGAAAAGTTTATCCGTAAAAACCCTAAGAAAATCAAATATGTTTTAAAACTCGATATTCACCATTTTTACGAAAACATTAACATCGACCTTTTAAAACAACGATTCAGAAAAACAATAACCGATTTAAAGTTTTTGGAATTAGTTGATTTTGTTTTGGATTCCAATGTTGGAATCTTACCCGACGGGACGGTTCTTAATAAAGGACTCCCGATTGGATATTACACGAGCCAATGGTTCGCTAATTGGTTCTTACAACCTCTCGACCACTATATAAAAGAGGAATTGAGAGCCGTTTGTTATGTCCGATATATGGACGATATGGTTATATTCGGCTCATCGAAACGAGAATTACATAAAATGTTTATTAAAATCCGAGAGTATTTAACGACTTTGGATTTGGAAATAAAAGATAATTGGCAAGTCTTTTTATTTGATTATGTTGACAAAAACGGCGTTCGTCGTGGTCGCCCGATTGATTTTATGGGATTTAAGTTTTATCGAGATAAAACAACAATCAGAAAATCAATATTTTTAAGAGCGATAAGGTTAGCGAAAAGAATTAGCAAAAAATTAAAAATTTCTTGGCGAGATGCATGCCAATTATTGAGTTATATGGGTTGGTTCTTGCCGACCGACACGCACAAGGCTTACGAAAAGTATATTAAACCGTTCGTAAACCCGATTGTTTGCCGAAAAATCGTGAGCAAACACAACAAAAAGAGAAAAGAAAAACAAACGGAGGAAAACAATGCAATTAACTTACAAAAAGGCTCAATCTAATGTTAA